CTATTATTTGTGTATAATGTTTGAAACAAATGAAATCAACAGTTTAGAATTATCGACTAATATTATGCTAATAGATTTATAATTTATTGTTAAAGTAAGGAGTGAATAAATTTGGCAAAGGAAAAGAAATATTTTGTCTTTTTTAAAGATCTTGTAACGCCGATAAAAGATGGTATTATGCGAAAAGAAGATAAGATAAAATTAGACAATATACAGGAGAATGCAAATAATTATACGCATCCGAATGTGGCGGGTAGTAAGCATATTCCAGCCGGAGGCAACGCGGGGAAAATTTTGCGCTGGAGTGCGGACGGAACGGCAGTCTGGGGAGATGAAAATGATACAACTTACACGAATGCAACAGGCACACAAGCAGGACTTATGTCTGCTGCCGACAAGAAAAAGTTAGATGGGATAGCAGAAAAAGCAAATAATTATATACATCCAGAAACGGCAGGGAATAAGCACATTCCAGCCGGAGGTAACGCGGGGAAAATTTTGCGTTGGAGTGCGGATGGAACGGCAGTCTGGGGAGATGAAAATGATACAACTTACACGAATGCAACAGACACACAAGCAGGACTTATGTCTGCTGCCGACAAGAAAAAGTTAGATGGGATAGCAGATAAAGCAACGGCAGTAACAGTAGACGCTGCCTTGTCTTCTACGTCCACTAATCCTGTACAAAATAAAATAATTAATGCAGAATTTGAAGAGTTAAAAAAATTTGCAGGTGATGGCAAAAATGCAGTAGCCGTTGCTATCACCGAGATGGGAGTATCAACGGCTACAAATGCAGATTTTGCAACACTAGCAGAAAATATAAAAAAAATCAGTACAGGGATAGATACCACAGATGCTACAGCAACTGCGGCGGATATTTTGAAAGATAAGACAGCCTATGTCAATGAAAAGAAAGTGACCGGTAGTATGGTAAACCGTGGAACTTTGAATTGGAATGGATCAAATACTACTTATGAAGTACCGGAAGGGTATTATAGTGGTGGGACTTTAGATAGCAGAGATAGTTATAACAACGGTTACTCGGCAGGAAAAAGTGCTGTTACTGTAAAGTCTAAATCTGGTTCGCAAACATTAGCTAACACGAGCTCTCCGTGGTCTTTTTCGATACCAGTTCCTGACGATTTCACAACGATGGTAGGGTATCGGATTTATGTTAGTGGGAATGAGACGATAGCGCTCTTAAATAATAAGGTAACAGCTACTAACGCAAATTTTAGCGTAAGTGTTGAAAAAGTCTATTCTTCAATCAAAATAACAATCTCTTCTCCAAATCAAGGGTTAGGTAATGCTACTGCCAGCTATACGATTGTATATGTATAAAAAAGAATAAAGGTGCAAAAAAATAGTTTATAAAAGGAGGGATGCAGTATGGATACACCCGTTACGCACAGAGAGCTTGAAGAGTTTCGCAAACTTATGGAAACGGAGAATGAACGACTTGCTGACGAGGATAAGCGGCAGAACCAGCGCCTTGAAATTTTAGAAAAAAATATACAGCAAATTTCTTCTCTTGCGACATCAACAGAAAAGTTAGCTGTCAATATGGAAAATATGCTGAAAATACAGAAACAGCAAGGGGTACGGTTAGAAACCTTGGAGGCAAGAGACGGTGAGATGTGGCGTAAAGTCACAGGCTATATCATTACCGCTGTTATCGGCATTGTAGTGGGTTTTGTTTTTACAAAAATCGGGATGTAGGAGGAAAAGATATGAATAAAAAATGGTTGCGAGCGGCAGGAATCCGGGCAGTAAAGACTATGGCACAGACAGCGGTTGCACTGTTGCCAGCGGCGGCAACGATTGTGCAGGTAGACTGGCTTACAGTGGCAGGGACGGCAGCATTAGCAGGTGTGGCATCTATGCTTACCTCTGTTGCAGGATTACCAGAAGTGCAGAAAGGAGAAGGCAATGGGGAAAACAATAACGACAGGCTTCCTTAAAGGAAAAATCAATGGGATAAAAATACAATCTAACATCCTATGTTCTGCCAAGAATTATACACCGTGTGGTAGTCGGGAAATAAAGTACATAGTCATGCATTATACAGGAAATCGGAAAGATACGCCAAGGGCAAATGCAAAGTATTTTAAAAGTCCAAATAAAAATGCATCTGCTCATTTTTTTGTAGGAAACAGGCATATTTTTCAGAGCGTAAAGCTGAGGGACAAGGCATGGCATTGTGGTACTTCTGGAACGTATTATCATAAGGATTGTAGAAACGCAAACAGTATTGGCATAGAGATGTGTTGTACGGCAGGGGACTACAAAATTTCAAAGAAAACAATAAAGAATGCAGCCTATTTATGTGCTGCCCTTTGTAAAAAACTTGGAATTACTGCAAGTAGCGTAGATACTTATGTATTACGACACTACGATATTACACACAAAAATTGTCCGGCGGAGATGGTAAAGAACGTAAAAGAATGGAAAGAATTTAAGCAAATAGTTAAGAAACTTTTAATAGAAAAATTATAGCATCTTCAGATCAATACTATCTATGTTTTATAACAGCTAAGAGGGATGAGAAATTTGCCCTCTTGGCTAGTTTCTTTTAATCAAAAAATTGCTTGACAGATAATCGGAACAGTCTATATAATAATCTCATATAAAATGATAGAACAAATACAAAAATAGTATCAATTAATTTTTCACGTCAACAAAGGTCAAAAATGGAGTAAAAAGGGCTGAAAATAATAAACTACATAAATAGACGCAAAAAAACAGCCTCTGAAACTACTTTATAAAGCCACTTTTAGAAGGATAGGGTTGTAGAAATGAAAGTTCCCCGACTAAGGGGATTGACACAAGTACATAGCCCTGCAAATATAAGCCCTTCGTCTTAGTAGAAATGAAGGTTCCCCGACTAAGGGGATTGACACAGTTCTGCCTGTTCTTCTTTGTAAGTTTCCCAAGCGTAGAAATGATAGTTCCCCGAACAAGGGAATTGACACATTCCTTTAATCCGATTCAAAATTTCTTTCTTCTTCATAGTAGAAATGAAGGCGCTCTAAGTAAGGGGATTGACACACTAATTCATAATTATCCGAAATTGCGATATAGATTGTAGAAATGAAGGTTCCTCAGCTAAGGGAATTACCATGTTTTATCAAAAAAATAATAGTTTTAGAAAAAAAGAACAGTTATGAAATGTAATTAACTGTTCTTTTTGTTATATTATTTTTTCTTATTGAACCATAACATGAGATGTGAATGAAGATTGTAGAAAGGAATAATAGATTGGTTATATACTTTATAAACCGTGCTGATAAATAATAGAATATATATGAGATCTTGTTATTGCAGGGTCTTTTTTTATTTGATAAAAACCATATTGTATAACTATATCTGATAAGATATAACACAATCCGCTATAAAATAACAAATGGCACAAAAGCGTGTCGAAAAATGATATTTTATAGTGGAAGGAGCGACGATGTATGATAAGAATTTTATTATCAACAAAGCTCGGCGAACTTAAATGGAGTCAGGCTGATCTGGCTAGGGCGACTGGCATTAGACCAAATACCATCAGTGAATTGTACCACGAGTACACAGACAGGATAAACTTGGAACACCTAGATCTTATATGTGAAGCTCTGCATTGTGAACTCAATGAACTGATTGTACGGGTACCGAATGATTATGCTAAGGTTACCCATACCAGAACAGGCTCCTTGGTTTCGTCAAACAGATAGTGCTGCAACACTGACTGTCATAGGAAAAGACGTTCAAGAACCGAACGTCTTTTTTTATACCACAAATCTTATACACATTCAATGGAATTTACTTCCAGAGATTTCTCAAAAATTGATATATCCATATTATTATCAATATATCCTTGGCGGATAGTTTCTATATAGCTGATAGATGGTTTTCCGGGAAACTGTCGTTCATCCATGATATACACCATTGCTTTCTTTTTTCTTCCTCTGATATCCACCATGATATTTTCCTCCTTATAATTGTCGACTATCGTCGAAGTGTCTTTGTCTACTTCTCCGGCACATTTCCAATCATATCTAACCATTATCCACCATTGACCATTTGCTCCAATGCAATACTGAAATTTCGGTGTATCAATGAACATTAGCTGACGTATCATGTTTCTGCGAGTATCTACGTCAAGTGCTTCAAACTGGCTATCTGTTAATTTTAGTCTTGATTTCATGTTTCCCTTCTTTCTCCCCGTCGTGCCGATAGGTCAGCATAAATTCGTTAAGCGGCTCTGCAGGTCATTCCTGCGGCTTTCTTCAACGGTGTCATAAGGTGCAGGCGGCAAGTTTTGAATTCGTCTCCATAAAGTCCCAGGCGGTGGGTGAGGATATTTCTCATTATGGTAACTTTCTGCTCTGCGGAGTATCCGCTCATTGAGCGGAATACGATTTTATCTTGTGAAGTGATGGCCCATGCAGATACGGCTAAACAAAACTGAATGTATGCTTTGATTTTGCCAGCATGCAGAGTGCTGTTGAAAAGCCTGACTTCGACAGTACCTTTGGAGAAATAGCTGTGAAGATTTACTCCATGATACCGAGTGTGGTTATAATGTTCGTGGCTGATACCGCCGGTATATCCGTCATTTGCACTGCTATACCAAATCTGTTCAGCCTTTTCTTTTGAAAGGTTTTTGTCCTTTTTCATTTCAACAAGGAGAGCGGAATTCAATTTGTGGCACCAGCGGTCAGCGCGATTTCCAATTTCAAGTGCTTCATAAATCAGATCCTGCCGAGAAGTCATAAAGTTTACCAGTCTCCGAAGAGAATTTGCATTATGATTTGCACCGTCTACATGAATATGGATGCCACAGCTGCTATGAGATTTTGCACCGTTTTCACGTAATTTTCTGATAATACTCTGCAATAACTCTATATCCTCATATTTAAGTGGCGGTGTAACAAACTCTACTTTGTATTCATCTATTGAAGCATTACTATCGTCATTTCTGATTGGAGTAATTGAAGAATCTCTCATAACTTTCCATTTGCGTGCTGCCTGGTCAATAATAGTGCGTGTTTTGTAGCAACTGCTGTTTGGTTGTGATGGTGTGCTGTCGAGAACTTCTGCGACAATGGCTGCTGCTTTTTCTCTTGTAATACCTGTCATTTCTACTTCTACTCCGAATAACTGATTTTTTAACATATGTTTGTCCTCCTTATGATTAAAATATTGATTAAAATGATTATCTTTATATACAAATATATTAACATATAGAGCGGAGAAGTCAATAGGATTTTGATAAAAATAATCAAAAAATTAATCATAATAGTTGACATATTGATACATTATAATTTATAATAGAAGAAACAGAACTAGGAGGTATATATAGAAAATGGTAAGGTGTAATTTATCCATACTCATGGGTAAGGCTCGCAAGAATGTTCAAGATGTATGTAATGAGACAGGGCTAGCAAGGAACACGGTGTCTAATCTGTATTATGATAGAGCGGCTCGGATTGATTACAACACGATTGACAAGCTTTGTCAAATGTTTCATTGTAAGGTAGGTGATTTGTTTGAATTTACCGAGGATATCCAAGAAGCTTGAGCATTATTCGATTTATGATGTGGATGATATTCCATGTATTTATAGAATAATTAATATCAGAACCGAAAAATCTTATATTGGCAATACCAGGAATCTGAGGACAAGACTTGCAGAACATATTTATACATTAAAAAATGATAAACATTATAATATACAACTGCAAACAGATTTTAATTTAGGGGATGAATTTCAGATAGAGGTATTGGTTGTTTTAAAAAGAGACGATAATCGAAAAAAAAGAAATGCTTTAGAGGGTTATTTTATTATGCGTTACAATACACTTGCTGAAGGTTACAATATGGTTTATACATATCGGGATAAGGCACATACGATTGAAGCGATAAAGGAAAATGTAGAATACATCTCTTTGTGTCTTGGAAAGACTGGAATTGAGTGGAATAAGATTTAGACTGGAGATAAAGCTGTGAGATTGTCGTGAGATTTATAACTATGTGGAATGTATGGAAAGTGCGGACATATTCAAAAAGGACACGTTTTTCAAAGATTTTTTAGCATTGAACGTACATTAAAATGCTAATAGGAAATCGAGTTCGAGTAACGGATATTGTCAAAGGGCAGCAGCCATTTCCCTAAAGGGTAAAAAAGTTGTTTCCCTATAAAAGAATTAAAAAGTTAGAACAAAGTTAATGGCATTAAAGCAAAGCTAAAATGATGTTACAAAGAAT